AAAGCCCAGTGCTGAAGGTGTAAGATCCGCCGCCACTCGAATTGAGCACGCTGCCTGCGAAACTCAGGCCGGTGCCGAGCGTGATAAGCTGTCCCGTCGCGCCCGTGAGGCCGGTGCCGCCAGGGAATGACACGCCAGCGCCGGTTCCACCCAGCCCGAGGACGGTAGCGGCCCCCACAGCGCCGGCGGCGTAACCGGCCGTGGCGCCGGCATAGATGACCTTGTTGCTGCTGGTCCTGCCGATCTGCGAACCAGGCGCCCACACCAGGCTGTTGAGGCCGCTGAACTCCGCGATGTCGGGATATGTGTGCATCAATTCGCCGGCCGCGAGCGTGTCAGTTGTCTGAGCCGGCACAGACTTGCTGGATGCGACGGCCCACCACATCACGAGGTTGCCGCCGGTGGATGCGTCATACAAAGCGCGTTGGGTGACGACGATCGCCGTGCTGATGGCGGGAAACGTTACGCCGATGGCGAGCGCCGACGTGCCGGGATAAAGCGTGCTGATCGTGCATGCTTGGCGCGCGTAGCCGCTGGCGGTGTTCTCGACCCAAGAACTTCCGGTGCCGACGCCTTGAGCCAGGTAGCCGGTGAAAAATGCGGCCATCAGTATGCCGTCCCCTGCCCCGCGGTGAAGTAAACGCTCCCGGAACCACTCGCCAGGATGACCGCCGCCGACGTAACGTATAGTCCGCCTGCAAACAGTTGCCGGCCGCCTGAAGGAATCGGCGTCCCCGCCGACGTTGCTGTGGCCCCGCCGATAGCCACAAACGCGATGGCGCTCGTGCTATTGAACACCAATATGGCGTCCGATGCCGGAAGGACCGCCGCGGCGCTACTGGTAGTCGCCGCGACCGTCACGGTGGCGATCGGCTCGAACGGCTGGATTGCCCCCGTGCTCATGATCAGGCCGCCGTGATCGGTGCACTGGCACCAGTCAGGGCGGCGAGAAGCGCCGCGTCAACCGCATAGGGAACACCGGGCACAAAAGACAACGTCTGCCCGTTGTATACTTGCGTCCAGGTAGCGCTGAACACATAGTCTGCGATCCCGCTGGGTAATCCCACTGCGTCCATCGTCGCGGGTGTCTCCTCAATAAGCACACCACCGATAATGGCAGCGTGCACGGTCTGCTGGTCGCCCAAGTAGATGGCCGAATTGGCCATGATCAACTCTCCCAGGAAATGGCTTTATCAGTTGCCTGCAGAACCGTTTTCAGGGCCGTCTCGCAGGACATGCGAAGACCCTTACTGTGACTGATCACACAGCCGTTCCACATCACGGCATAGCTCTCCAGCGGCAGCCCGACATGGACGCCATTGGTGACCGCCAGCGGTGGGGTAGCGGCTTCGGCAGCCGCCACCTCTCCAGTCGTCGTCTTGCGTGCCATCAATATTAACCCGCATGCTCGATCATGACAGCGCGCTTGTAGGCGGCGTTCGTTGCCGTTGGGATGGTGGTCGTCGTGGTAGTGACATCCGACGGTGTGCAGTAGCCGCCAATCCAATACCAGGACTGCGCGATGATCTGTTGCAGCCGATCAAGCGGCTCGCGTGTCACCATCGCCACATTGTCCACCAGGCTGACGATACTGTCGGCCGGCGCAACATCCGCAGCGGCCATGCCGGCATAAGTACCTTCTACCAACGCGCCCTGGCCGCAGATGATCGGGCGGCGAATATTCAAACCGCCGACCGTGGGGCTGGTCTGAACGAAAGCTTCCGTGGTCGGCATGAAACGCAGTCCGAGGAAGTCATTTGTCATGCCGGCACGGAAAATCTGGTTTGCCGATGTAGCGCCCTGGAATAACTGCTTGAAGTCCGGATCTGCAAAAAGTTGCCGGGCCGAAACCGGATCCAGATGACAGTTGTAGACGCCGCCAATCTCCGGTACCGCGTTCTTGCGCAGTGTCGCGACGGCATCCAACAGGTTCGACATTGTCAGGGTGTCGGCTGCCTGGATCAGCGACGTGTTGGTGCGGCCGGACGGGCGCACGATGCTCGACGCATTGGACGCCTGCACCGTATTGCCCACTGTCCCGTCAGCTACCGTCACGCTAGTGGAAAAAGTCAAGGTGCCGCTGACACCATTCGGCGCGGTGCTCACATTGGTTGCGTCTAGCGCAACCCCGATCAGCGTGTAAGCATCCGCGCCGACCGTGCAAAGCAGCGTGTTGCTGCTCGACACGGTCAACTGCGTCGGGGACTGCGATCCATTAGCAATGCTGCCAAGTCCACTGAACCCGAATACATACTGGAAACCGCGCACATCATCGACATGAATGGTTGGGTTGGCCGACGCGAGTGTGGTGATAACCCGGGTGTTGCCGCCGAAATAAGAGCTGAACAACGCGTTACGCGCCAGATCGTCCAGGCTGCGGGCCGCCTGCTCGCCGTTGATCTTGGCATTCAGCAGGAACTGCCCTTCAATACCGACGCGCGTGGTCACCATGTTGAGGTCGGTCGTGGCCGCGTACATGTTGATCGAGATCGTGTACTGCTCGACGCTCTCGTAGGCCGGAGTCAGACCGTTATCGAGATTGGTATTGGTGCTCGGCGCCATTGGGGTAGTGACGGAAGCCTTCAGGCCCGCCCGGGTCTTGGTCAACGTTTCACCGATGCCGATGGCGAATTCCTCACGATCGGCGATTGAACGATAACTCAGCTTCGACTGCAGCGCCTCCTCAAACTCGCGCTCCAGAAAGCCCTGCTGAATGATCGCTTGCAGGGTCGCGGGAAAATTGGAAATGCCCATGTTGTAGGGTCCTCGCTATGCGGTTGTGCGAGCCCCTGGGTGTCGAACCCCGATAGGCGTTTTCGTCGGGTCCCCGGCAGTACCGGGGTGGTAGAGTCAGCGGCGCTTGATGATTGCGGCCCGTGCTGCGCGCCACTCGTCTTGCGTCATCTCCTTGGCCATCTTCGTCGATGGAACCTGTTCCGCCGGCGGTTTGGCGGTGCTGCTGCTCGACGCGCCACCAAACAGGTAAGGCTTCGCGGTCCTGAGTTCACCGATCAAAGCTTCTGCGCCCTCGACTTCGCCGGCATCATTCATGCGGGCTTTGCTGACATCGAGCAGCCGCAGCCCGTCAAGGTCAACAATGCCGGCCTTGATTGCATGCGCCTTGAGTTCGGCCCGGATGATGCGTTCGTTGGCCGTCGCATTCGCAGCCGCTATGCGCGCGTCGGCGTCGCTCCGCGCTGCGGCAATACCCTCCGCACGAAGCCGTTCCGCCTCAACACGCGCCAAGCGATGCTGCCGTGCCTCGGTCCGCAATTTCTTCTCATACGGCGTTGGCTCGCGCGGCCTGTCGGCAACCTCTACCGGCGCATCATCGTCCGGTGCGTCAACGGCGTGGACTTGTGTGTCAGACATCATTCCTCTGGGTTCTCTAAGTTTCCGGCATCGGGCCGGCGCCGTGCGGAAGGCAACTTTTGCTTGGCCGCTATTTGCGCAAGCTCCAGCGCTACGTCCTCGACGTCATAGTTCGACGCCAACTCGGTCACCGCCGTCTGCGTGCTCATCACATCAGCCTGCGTGGCCGTCGCAATCGCCTGCGCCTGCTGCGCCTTGTCGGCATAGGTGGCGCTGAACCACGGACCCCACTTCAGCACCAGCCGCCGATCCAGCGGCAGCGGGGCGATCTGCTGCCCGAACACACGCAATGGATAAACATGTGACGCCTTGATCACCATCCGTAACAGACGCAGCAGCGCGTCCTGGCCGTAGCTGACCCGCAGATTGTCGGCCAAGCTGATCAGCGGCGCATAAAGCATTTCCATCGCCCGGCCAGACTGCGACGCAGTTACGCGATCAGCACTACTGCGATTGCCATGCACGCTCTCCAGCGCCATCTCCCGAAGCGTCCGGACATACTCAATGACCGCCGAGGAAGCGGTGCCGCTGATCTCCAATAGTTTGGCGTCGCCATCGGCACTGACCACGATCGCGCTGCTCGCCGATCGCACCAGGTTCCCGTCGGACGTTGCCGGTTCCTTCAGTAGCAGAGTCGGGTCTGAACTATATTTCAGCCCCCGCCCCGCCTGCGAGAGCTGGTAGTCTATTTCGATACTCGTCTCTACGGCCGGCCTGAACGTGCAGGCGCCATCAATCTCATCTCCACCGGGCAGATTCCTGATCCACACCATCGGCACGAAACCGAGGTTATGCGCTACTGATCGCGTCGTATCGCGCCGTGGTGCCCCTGCCGCATCCGCAACGCGCCATGGCAGGAACCACGACTCATCCTGCCGGTCCCAGACCCGCACGAACCAGAAATCGGCGCCCAGGTCGGCATCCGCGATGTCATAGCCCTGGTCGCGCAGCGAAGCACCCTTCACCTTGCGCCGCTCGGTAACCTTCTCGAGCGCGTCCGGCGCATCCCGCTGCCACACCGGTGTCAAATACAGCGTATCCATTGGCTCGAAAAACAGCCGGCCATGGAACACACGCATCACGACCGCTACCGAACCAATCGAACCGCGTAAGGCTGCGTCCAGCATGACCCGGTTCAGCATGGTCTCATTGACAATGTCGGAGATGACTTGCTGCAACTGATTGTTGGCACAAGCGATGCCGGGAAAACGACCCTCGCCAAACAGCAACGTGATGCTGTCCTCGACAACCAGACGACATAGGCCATACCGCACCGACGGCTGGCGCGACGCTATCGGGATATATTCCCCGTCATTTTCGGCGCCCTTACGTTCCTGATAGAACTGGTAGGGCAATTGATCATAAAGCGTGCCATTGAGTACGCGGCGCAGACACTCCAGCCGCCACACGCGCGCCGGATAGTCACGGTCCTGCGGTATCGTTGAGGCGACTGTAGAAAACAATTTTCACAGACTCCAAAGGGCGTTTGCGCCCGATCATCGGCTGATTCATCGCCCTAGCAAGCGCATCTC